TTTAACGAACAAGGTACAGGGAAAACAGCTAGCGCCATATGGGCATCTGACTACCTTATGAACTTGGGTGTAGTAGAACGCGTGTTAATTATCTGCCCTTTATCTATTATGGATAGCGCATGGAGAGAAGATCTTTTTGAATTTGCCCCTCACAGAACGGTTGCCATAGCACATGGTTCAGCTAAAAAAAGAAAAGAAATCATAAAGTCAAGAAAAGAATTTACAATTATTAACTATGATGGGGTTGCCATAGTTATAGATGATTTGGTAAAATGTAATTACGATCTGGTGATAGTGGACGAAGCAACTCATTATAAAAATGCACAAACGACCAGATGGAAAAAACTAAATCGTATAGTTAAGGATTGCGATCCTTGGCTGTGGATGATGACAGGAACACCTGCTTCCCAAAGTCCAGTAGATGCATTTGGGTTGGCTAAACTTGTGAACCCAAAAAACATACCTTCTTTTTTTAGTACGTTCAAAGAGCAAGTTTTGTTCAGAGTATCTCAATTTACTTGGAAACCAAGAGAAAATGCGGTTGACATAGTGCATAAAGCTTTACAACCTGCGATAAGATTTACAAAGAAAGAATGTTTAGACTTACCAGAGATGGTATATGTCAAGAGAAAAGTTGAATTAACACCCCAACAAAGTAGATATTATAAACGACTAAAAGATCAAATGGTCATGAGTGTGTTAGGTGAAGAGATCAGCGCGGTAAATGCAGCTGTACACCTAAACAAGTTATTACAAATATCAGCAGGTGGGGTCTATACGGACAGTGGAGAAGCCATAGCATTTGATATAACTAACCGATACAAAGTATTAAAAGAAGTCATAAATGAATCTAGCCAGAAAGTTTTAGTGTTTGTTCCTTTCAAGCACGTCATACAAATTGTAAGAGATGTATTGGTAAAAGATAACATAACTACAGAAATTATAGATGGTTCAGTATC